AAGAAAAAAGGTAAAAAGAAAAAGAAAGAAAAGAAAAAGTCTCCCCCAAGAAAAACAAACGTTCACGCTCAATAAGAGCAGTTGCTCGTTCCAAGCATTGATGTGATGCAAGTGTAGTCATTGGTTACTGAGCTTTGACTTACTCAGGTAGTGAGTGCTATTCATCTAAAATAAGAAAGCTCCAGAGGTGCATGCGACAACACCCCCAGAGCAGTATTAAACCTTAAATCAATCTTATGTTCTACAGTAACAAGTCGCATGAGACAAATATATTTCAAGTTGGTTACAATTACTAACCATGTTGAAAACTATTTAGGCTGTTTAAATCTGAGCACTGTAATGTATATCCAAAAAGGCAGCCATACAAGCCCTGTAAAAGCTACACCCACATAAGCATACCAATGGTAAGAAGATAAGTGCCTCTGATGTCTGTAAATGTTAGTGCTGAGGATTGCAAAGTGCAGTAGGAAGCCTACTAAGTAGATTGTTAATAGTGTCATAGTTTTTTTCTTTTAGCTCTACGTTTTTTTTGTGGTGTAGTTGTTACCTCTGTTGTTGGTGAGGGAGTAAGGTCTACCTGTGTTAATTCAATTAGTGCTTGAGCTTGTTCAGCTTTCGCTAAATCTTCCATCAAATGCCTTTCTAATCTGTTTAGCAGGTCATTCATGCAGGGAGTGCAAGATGTAAAGCTTCTACCATCTCTAACACCGAGATATTCTTTTCTGAGTTTAAAAATCTTAGCCATCTCACCTGGCTCTAATCTTCCACGCTTACGAATCTCTCTGATGTGTTCAAGCGTTGGCATCTGCCAATCTTTAGCCTCAAGCTTAGGCCATTGCTTAGCTGGGCAATCAGTTGCTGCGTAACTTGCTAAGTGATCAATAGGACAGCCACATGGCTTAAAGATTACCTCACCAATTTGATGAGGCCGTTTAAATGGGTTAATCGCATTAATTGGTGGACCACAAGTACCAAACTGCTTGTTATAGACAGGGCACTCTTTGCATACCTTAACTCTCGCTTCAAAGTCTGTGCTGTTTATCATCATATTTGTAAAGAATTTCTAAGTGTTGTTTTCGCTTTCTTAATTGTCCGGTAAAGATAGTTCAAAGGTATACCAGTCTCTTTAGCTAATTCCTGATAGCTGAAGTCATCCAATGCGTAAAGAAAGAATAACTCTCTCTCAAAGTAGGGCAGTCTACTGATGAAGATATCTAACTGCTCATTCTCTAAGCGCATGCCTACGCTCTTATTCACATCATCTATAATATCATCTTTCAAATCGTTGCGTATCTTTTCGAATCTTAACCTGGTATAATTGAATGAACTATTACTGCATCGTGCAGATAAGCGGATAGCATTGCTCACATAATTGTTAAGCTTACCTCTATCGTGAATGTCTTGTAACTTATCTTTGTCTGATTCCAATATCTTAAGCAGCGTATCGTGCAGAAGCTCATCAGCCAAGTCTTGACGTGTAACAGTTGCTGCCACTCTGCGCCATTCAGGATAGCACTTATTTATTTCGGAGCGCCATGTAGTCATCTATAACTTTTTTAGCCTCATCGAAGCTCTTGCATGTAACAGCTTGGTAGCCGTTGTTAATAAGCTTTGCTTGCCAATCTTTTTGGCTCTGACTCATTACACCCTTAGCTGTTTTCATTTCTATTGCTAATCCAAAGAATGGGCCCTTAGCATTATAGATAAAGATGTCAGGAAAGCCTTTTACGTATCCTGTTTTCTTCATCTTAACTGCTTGCTTCATGGATGTACGAACACCACCAGCTGAAGCACAGTAAAGAAGTCTCGGATACTGAGCGTTAATGTAGTTAATAACAGCCTCTTGTATTAAGGCTTCCTCATTCTTCATGACTCAAAATTAGTCTATTAACTTAATCTAAATTAACATCTTATTCACATACTTATTCACATAGCATTAAGCGCTATATCTTTGGCTTAAGAATTTGCTTTTGGTTTAGCAATGATTATTGATTATCTGAGATAGGCTTGCAAACGTGCAGGCCTATTTTAGTTTATACCCTGTAAGGATAAAAAACATAGGGAGTACTCCCTAATTGCCCTTAACTACCCCTTTAGGGTATAATAAAAATACATATTATAGTATGTTATATCCGTCATAAAGCACTTTTAAGTACGATAAAATGCGCTAAATCACACTTTAACTTAGATAAAAGCGTATTTAGTGTAGTTTCTATTCAGCTCAAAGAAAGCTCTCATCATTATAGCATCTGCTATATCAGGAGAGATTCCTCCGGTGCGCTGGCTTATGGTATCTTTTGATGTTACTCTGAGCTTACCTTCCTTATCAGGATCTACTCGCCTAATCAATTCTAACTCCTTAACTATATCTTCCTGCCATTTAATTGGTAGCGTTATCTCATTCTTATCTATCAGCTCTCCAAGTCTAAAGTAGCAGTCTGCTTTTAAGTTCATGTATTGAGTGCCTCTAACTGCCTTGCTGCCGTTCATAAATTCTCTACAGCGTAGGCTATCAACAAGGCCACCGCCTACCCCATCAGCATCTGCGAGCACGTTGCTTAGTCTAATGCCATGCTGATTCATTAAGCGCTGTATCTCTGCCTTAACTTCATCCTGTCTCTTTTGGCGCAGCACTACTATATCAATGCAGCTAAGGCCTCTCCAAACACAAAGCACAGTTCTATCTTTACCTAATCGCGCTATATCGGCAGTGATATATCCCTCACCTACATTCATTGGCTCACGAAAGCAGCGCATAAGCTCATCATACATGTATAATCTATCTGAGCTGTTATCAAATTCCCAGTCTCCCTCAAGCAAGCGCTTTCTATCTGCTTCGGGTAAACGTGTTAAGCTTGTTACGTAGCTATCGGGTAAGTGTATATTATCTCCAGGTAGGGCCTGCACGAATGCTCTATGCTCAGGCAGATTCTGATTCTTGTATGGTAAGTAGAATTGATTGTATATCCACCCCTTAGATGGATTGCACGTGAGTAATATCTTAGGCTTCAGCCCAAATTCATTAAGCTTGTATCTTATACGTGAGCTGACAATGCTATAAGCCTTCTCGGTTATCTCAGTTGCTTCATCTATAAATACATCAGTGACTTCTAACCCTCCTAAGTCAGTCATCATAGGATCAGATGGGTAGAGAAACAAATCGGCTAAGATTATCTCTGAGCCATTGCTGAACTTAATGATGTGGCTCTGCTGATTATAGATGAAATCTTCACCTGCCTTTAAGCCTATCTCGTTAGCCACCTGAAAGAAGGTAGCCATTGTAGTTTTTTTAAGCGTATCTAACTTGGCTCGGCCAATCAATGAGCGTGTACCTGGATACTTTAAACGTCTAAGAATCTGCCACATGCAACCGAGCATAGTCTTTCCACCGCCTGCTGCTCCTCCGTAGAGAATAGTTTCTACATCTGAATCTACTGATAAGAATTTAAGTGCCTCGCTTTGTCGGGTAAGAGGCTTGAAATTGTATTCTATTTGTCGCGCCATTGTACAAAAGTAGGTATTACTAATGTAGTGTCAACGGGTTTAGTTATTCTTTCTAAATCTAACTGTAACAAATATGCGCCCAAAGGTTTAGGAGGTCTCATGCGCTCTACGTGAAAGCCCATGTAGCCCTCATCATATTCCTCTTTATAAGATGCAGTTCTAATGTGATGCACATATCTCATATTGATTCTATAGCCACCATTAGCAGCATAGCATAACTCCTCTACCATATCTGAGTGATGGTAAAGTTCATGCACATGGCCTGCCCAAATGCAATCAGCTCCATCTATCATAACACCCATACGGTTATTCTGAATTACTCCCTTTGTAACTACTCCACCACCACCTGAGCCATGATAGTATTTAGTCTTAAATACTGATGCAGAAGTTTTATTTTTCATAACTCTATGAATCCACCATCCACCATAGCCACCTACTAACACATTGCTACCTGCTTCGCGATTTAAACCGCTAACAAATCTCTCTATTAAATCAGTTTCACAGTTCTTAGTTATAGCTGTTTCATGGTTACCATATCCCACGAATACCATCAGGTGAGCGTATGGCTTAAACCAATCTATAGCAGTGTTCACTAAAGCATCTAAGTAATTAGCCACGTTGTGCTCCGGTCTAATATCATTCTTACTTCTGCGCGGATCGTACTTGCCTTGCATAGCGCAAAATAAATCTCCATTCACAGCGAAGTAGATGTTTTCAGCTAAGCACTTATCTAAGTGTGCCTTAAGTAGTTTTCTATCACAATGAGGATTGTCCCAATGGATATCACTCATCATTAAAAACTTATCACCACTCTTGCAAGTAGTGATAATGACGTTTCTACCCTCGCGATATGATGTAATCATTAGTAATTATATTAGATTTAAGCTCCTGAAAATGCTTTTTGAATTCGTTGTAAGGCACATCTATTACTATCCCATTATCAATGCCCTGCATCAGTGCTATTGTGCGCTGCCCTACGTAGTAAGTGCCATCTGATTTGAACTCTACTTCAGCCTGGATGCCCACACACTTGCGAGCATCAAACATAAAAGGCACATTATCGGCATACGTAGCCTCTAAGCCGATGTCCTCAGTATAATTCCACTGAATAATATAAGTGCTGCATAACTCAGGTAGCAGCTTCGCATTTAAATCTACAGGCTCCTTCTTCTTTCTAAATAGATTCATGTGCTAAAATTAATAAAAAAGCCCAGCGTTATGCTGAGCTCTCTTATTAGATAGTGGAAGAAATGACTAAAATAAACTAAGCTGTGGTTTAATAGCAACCTCTTTACCTGGTATTGGTATCTCCCCCATTGCCATCAGAATACCGTCAAATCTACCATTGAAGTTAGAAGTTATTAAAGCTTGTTTCATCTCGGATTTAACCAATGCTACAGCCTCTTCTTTCGATGAGCTAACATCTTCCTCTTCCCAAGATAATGGCCTGCTGATAGATGTGCTAACACCCTGGATATGATATGTGCGAGCATAGCCATTTTTATTCTTAGCTATTTCATAGTTAGCTAAAACTCCATCGGCTTTATAGTACATAGTGTCTCCATTCGTGCAGATACCATCCTCATCATAAATATATTTCATAGTTTTTCTCCTGTTAATACGTAGTGTAACTCACTCAATTCATTTGTTGATTTAATATGTTCTAATAGAATAAATCCATATTTGACTTTTACAATGGCCATTTTAACAATACCCAAGTCATAGCCTAAATCCTTATCCTTCATCCAATATATTCTTGCACCTGTACTTCTAAAACCATGGTCTAAAAGCCATTCGCGAGTTATTACCTCATTCATCTTCACCTCCTACAGTTAGCTGCTTAGCAGTTTCATAGCTGCCTCGATTATCCAATGGGATAAATCCACTGCCATTACCATGTACTACTTTCATGAAATCTACCTCTACCTTAGCACTATTCACAATTACTTGTGCTACATCTGCTATAGTCTTAGCTTTATCCATCTCAATATCCCCATCTTTAAGCGCTTCTATCACTTCGAATAGGTGATTTCTTAAATCTTCAATCTTGTTGCGTGCCATCTTTAATGTGTTTTTTTAGTTTTTTAAGTGTTTTCATTGCAAATCTTAGATCCGCAGGATATCTAACTATGCTGTTTCTTCGCATTACATCAGCATAAGAAAGGCATTCAAGATTAGTCAGCTCATAATTTAGCTGATTGTTATCTTTAAATACTATTTTATGCTTTGCCGGAACTGGGCCATTAGCCTCTTCCCATACTAAAACATGTACTGCTCTCCAAGTTTTGGGCTCTGCTACCTTGCGCTCTAAATATCCATCCTTAGTAACTCGCTCGCTGCCTACAGGTTTATAGTTGTGAGGCTTGTTACCTTTCTTAAACATTGTTGGAGCACATTTGTTATAGGTAGAGACAGCTACTTTCTTTCCTTTGTTAGCAGGCACATGGCCCTTAGCGTAACGGTGTAACTTGGAATTTTCTTTTAGCTTAACAGAAGTCTTAGCCATTACTCTCTCATGATGGAGCTTGCTCTTTTTTATGTC